TATCATCAAGTTGTTGAATGACTCCACGAATATCAGCAACACGGGGAGGAATACTTACTTCATCATAAGTATATCCTTTTTGTGCATCAAAAAGAACTTGACGAACTGCTGCAGCTGCGCGAGCATCCATTTTAATTGAAACTTGTTTTTCTTTACTCATAGTGCCTCCAATTTTTGTTTTACAGATTCAAGTGTCGCTTTTACACGATATTTGACTTCATCTCTTCGCGAAAGTTCTGTAAGGATTTCTGCAGTAATGTTCCACAGTTCAGATGAGTGACGATGATTATAAGGCCAAGTAGTTTCGCTCACAGGTCCCCCTCTACACGATTTTCAGAACGATAAACATCAAAAGCACCCTCAGGATAACGAGCACTCAATTTCTCATAATTCATTTCAAGAACTTCTTCAAAATTAGTATCAAGTGCCATACATGCTTGAGCAAGATACCAACAAATATCTCCAAGTTCACGCTTTAGGTGGAAAGCATTTTCTTCATTATAAGGTTTACCTTGTAGGAAAATCTTTTTTACAACTTCAGTAAACTCCCCTGCTTCTGCACTCATACCAAGAGCAGCAGTTAGTAGACGGGGAACATCAGCATCATTATTTGCTTCAAGTTCTGTCATACGAGCAAGTAGTTGTGCAAAATCACTACTTGCAGGACTTGTAGTTTGGCGTACAAATTCAATATACTTGTTTGTGTCAATAATTTTAGTCATCAGGTTCCTTCACTCCAAGAATTCATATAGTTTAATTGTTCATCAGTCAATTTGTCAATCGCAATTCCCATTGCATCTAATTTAAGTGTTGCAATTTCTCTATCTTTTTCTTCAGGAACAGGATAAATTCCAGGTTCAAGTTTTCCTTGATTTTGAACAAGATATTCCACAGCAAGTGCTTGATTTGCAAAACTCATATCCATCACAGCAGAAGGGTGACCTTCAGCAGCACCAAGATTTACAAGGCGACCATCAGCAATTACAACAACCTCATTTGTTTGAAGTTTATATTGTTTCACAAAAGGGCGAACCTCAGTAATTTCAGATGCGTTTTCTTCTAGAGATCTTACATCAATCTCATTGTCAAAGTGACCAGAGTTGCAAACAATCGCACCACTCTTCATCCACTTCATGTGATCATAGGAGATCACATTTTTATTGCCAGTTACAGTAATAAAGATATCACCAAGAATTGATGCCTGAACCATAGGAAGAACTCTATATCCTTCTAGGGTTGCTTCAATTGCTTTTACTGGGTCAATTTCAGTAACAATCACATTTGCACCCATACCCTTAGCACGAAGAGCAACACCTTTACCACACCAACCAAATCCAGCAACAACTATAGTTTTTCCTGCAAGAAGAATATTAGTTGCACGAATAATACCATCAAGAGTTGATTGACCAGTGCCATAACGATTATCAAAGAAGTGTTTAGTCTGAGAATCGTTTACATTGATCGCAGGATGCTTGAGCACCCCATCATTAATCATTGCAAGGAGACGAACAATACCAGTAGTAGTTTCTTCAGTAGTTCCAATCAGATCAGAGATCTGTTCTGGACGTTCCTTAATTAGAGTTGCTACTACATCAGATCCATCATCAATAATAATATTGGGGCGATGATCAAGAGCAGTATTAATGTGCCTAATGTAGGTTGCATCATCTTCACCCTTAATTGCAAATACAGGAATATCCCAGTATTTTACAAGTGCGGCGGCAACATCATCCTGTGTCGAAAGAGGATTGCTAGCAATCAACATAGAATCTGCACCAGCATTCTTGAGTGCAATGCAAAGATGTGCAGTTTCTGTCGTAACATGATTACATGAAATCAAACGAATACCTTTCAGGGGTTTTTCATTTAAAAATCTTTCTTGAATTTGTTTAAGAACGGGCATCTCTCTTCCTGCCCACTCAATTCTTTGTTTGCCAAGTTCGGCAAGTTCAATATCTTTAATTTCGTAATTTATCATATACTTTAAAACTTAAATCCTTCAAATGATTTTTTAGGTTTGTTTTCTTCATGATAATCATACTCTTCTTCCTTACCATTGTCAAGGATATCATTTTGAGCAGATTGTTCACAATCATAAAGTCTCATCTTTGCACGATCAATGCCAACAACAAAACGTTTATGAATGGTTGGATCATTATAACGATTCTTCAATTGTTTTACAAGAATCTGTCCCAATCCTTCCAACTCTTCAGTGCTAATAAGGGCAAACATAAGATCAGCAGTAGCAGGCAAACCAAAGGACTCACTAGTATCAGTAAGTTCAACATCAGAACTACCATAACCACTGCGGGTAGTCTGGGTAGCAGAGACAATGGGAACATTGAATTCCACTGCCAAACCGCGAAGTTCTTCTGCAATTGCTTTAACCAATGTATAAGAATTGACGTTGCTACCTCCCCTGAACCTAGAGGAAGAACAAATATTAAGGTAATCAATGAAAATAATATCAGGTCTAAATGACTTCTTAAGTGCGAGTTCGCTAAGAAGTGATTTGAAATGTCCAGCATGAGCAGACGCTGTTGGATATTCCTTAATTATAAGAGAACCCTGAGTCTTCTTTGCGAGATTATTAACCTTACTTTCAAACATTGATTTTGGAAGATCTCCAATATCCTGAATAGGAACATTCAAAAGGTTTGCGTCAATTCTTTCTGCAATTCGTTCTTCCGCCATCTCAAGAGTGATGTAGAGAACGTTCCTACCCTGAAGCAAGACGGAACTAGCCACATGACACATGAACAACGATTTCCCAACACCTGTTCCAGCAAGAGCAATATTGAGAGTCTTGTTAGGTAAACCACCTTTCGTGATTTTGTTAAAATATTCCAAGTCAAATTCAATTTTCTCTTCCTTTCTGTGGTAGGACTCATAACGTTCCTCATAGTCTAACAAATAGTCATGACCAATATTGGTATCAAAAGATACTGCTAGAGCATCAGAGAGAATAGAAGGAATACTATCACGATTCTTCTTTTCATCTTTGCCATCAGCAATATGAATTGATTCCATAAGTGCCAAATAAATGGCACGGTCACGACACCATTTTTCAGTGGTATCTACTAACCAATTAAATTCTAAAGATATATCTTCAAGAGATGAAATTAAATGAATAATCTCATTGAAGGAAGTATCATTAATATCTTGCCGTTTTTCTACTTCAATACAAAGAACTTCCTTTGTTGCAGGTTGATTATATTCTTGGACAAAAGAAAGTATTTCTTCAAATACAATTTTTTGGTTTATGTCTTCAAAATATTCTGATTTTATAAAAGGTATTACTTTTCGGACATATTCTTCATTATGTAACAGGTTTCTAAGAATTAGAAACTCAACTTTCTCCATAACTAAATTCCTTACATGCGATTTGATCAAGTTGCTGCATTACTTCTTCGGTAAAGTATTCTTCGGGATTTGCTAAAATCTGCTTAGCATAGATTTTCTTACCATCCATTTCATAACGACCTGCTACATTCTTCCAGAGTCCACCAAGTTCACCAAGTTCCAGAAGACCATAGTAACGATCAAGGCCGCGCTGATCATAATACAAACGGACTTCAACATTTTTATTCTCTTTACTCAAACGCGACTTAGCAGTCTTAGCTTTGATAATATTGCCGACCACTTCTGTTCCATCTTTTTCTTTCTTTTTGCTGAGATAAATGATCGAAGATGCTGCGTACTTGAGTCCACTGCCGCCGCCCATTTCCTTAGTTGGTACGTAAGATCCGATAACATCATAAGTGTGATTAGTAACAATCATTGGAATATTTGCTTGACCAAGTTTCAGGGTAAGCATACGGAATGCACCTTTAATCAGTTGTGATTTGGTCATGTCACGAACTTCTTTATCATTCAGAGCATCATTAATCTCCTTACTTGTGGAAAGCATCCCCAAAGAGTCTAGCACGAAAATGCAAGGTTTGCGGTCTGCTTCTGGTTTTTTCATATACATATCTACTGCCTTGAGCGCCGTTCCCCTAAATTCTTCAACAGTAACAACATTAACAACCACCAGACGAGTAGTATCAATTCCACGAGATTCTAGGAGAGATTTGGTAATAGCAGCCTCAGTATCAAAGTAGAGACAGTAACCATTGGGATGAGTATCAAGAAAATTCTTAACAACGGCGAGGCTGAAGAAAGTTTTTCCAGTAGAAGACTCTCCAGCAATAGCAGTAATTTTATTCCCAGATACACCACCAAATACACTACCTGAAACCAGTGCATTAAAAAT